TAAAAAATTAGGAGGAGAAGGTGACTTCAAACTTAGTGAAGTGTTTATCCCAACTGTTGAGGAAGAAGAGTACGAAGATTGATTGTAGAACCATTTAATGGTAAAAAATGACTAAAACCTTATTGGTTGATGGAAACAACCTAATTAAAATTGGTGTTCACGGAGTGAAAGATTTTTTTCACTCCGGAAAACATGTAGGTGGGGTGTGGCACTTTATAAACACATTACGACGATTTATTGAAACTGAAGGGTTTGATAAGGTAGTTGTATTTTGGGATGGTGATGAAAATTCATTGTCAAGAAAAATATTATATCCCCAATATAAAGCAAATCGAAAGACCCCTTTTGATTTGGATAAAGAAAATTCTATTTCAGAACAGAAAGAACGTGTTAAACAATACTTGGAAGAGTTGTTTATAAGACAGGTATTGGTTGATATGAATGAAGCCGATGATTTAATTGCATATTACTGTCAAATTTCTCCTGATGAAGAAAAAACTATATTTTCAGGTGACCGTGATTTAACACAATTGATATCTGATAAGGTAAGAGTTTATTTACCTGATATTAAACAATACTTTAAACTTGGTGATAAGATTAAGTTTAAGGAAATTGAAGTCCCCCACTATAACGTTAAGACATACAAGATTATAGCCGGTGATAAATCGGATAATATTGATGGTATCTATTACCTTGGGGACAAAACATTAGTAAAACTATTTCCTGAGCTACTTGACCAAGAAATAAAATTCACCGATATTTTACAAAAGGCCGAACTATTACACAAAGAAGATAAAGACAATAAAGTGTTACAAAATCTTCTTACAGGTAAAACAAAAAGTGGCATATTTGGTGAAGAGTTTTTTGTTATAAATGAGAAAATAGTTGATTTGTCTAACCCTTTAATTACTGAAGATGGGAAAAACGTAGTAAATGAGTATTATTCAGAAACCTTGGACCCTGATGGGCGAGGTCACAGGAACGTAATCAAAATGATGATGGAAGACGGATTCTTTAAGTTCCTACCGAAAGGTGACAATGCTTGGGTGAATTTTTTAACACCCTTTTTAAAATTAACAAGAAAAGAAAAAAGAAAGTTTAAAAAGTAAAATTATGAAAGAACAAAATGAAACTACGAAATTGGAATTTTTAATGATGGTAAATGATAACATCATTGTACAAAGATTTTTTAATGTTAGGGATTTTAATCCAAAAGCGAAAAATTCGATTGAGTTGTATGAATTAATTAAGTATTTTAAGTTTGATTTGGAGAATCAATTAAAGATGAAAACTGCTACATATATGTTAGATAATATGTATGAAATTATTAACAATCCTACAGTTATGGATACATCGTATACTGACGGACCTGAGTACTTCAACGTGTTTATAAAACAAGGTGATGTGACAATTTGTCATAGACAGATTGATGCTAAAGTATACCCTCCAAAAATAAGATATACCGTAGATGTACGACCACACTTAAAAAATTTACTATTGTCTCTAACTGACATTTTTTCATCTAAAAATTTATCTTACCAATATTCAAATGTTAGTATAGAGTCGTAATATTTATCTAAAAATAGATTAGAATATATGAGTAAAAATAAAAATTTCGAGTACTTAGGAAGTAATTTCCAATTACAATTATTAAACCAAATTATCGTCGATAAAGATTTTGCTAGGTCAATTATCGACGTAATTGAGGTAAATTATTTTGAGAACAAGTATTTCAAGTTAATCATTCAAATGATTAGAGAATACTATTCAAAATACGAACACGTTCCAACATTTGATACGTTGGAACAAATTACAAAATCGGAATTACAACAAGAGACGGCTTCAAAGATTGTGATTGACACAATCAGTAAAATTAAAGACGCACCTATTGAAGGTGGTGATTTCGTACAAGAAAAAGCGATGAAATTCTGTAAACAACAAGAGTTACAGAAAGTGATGAACAAGGCCCAAAAAATTATTGATGGGGGTGAATTTGAAAACTACGATAAAGTAGAACAACTAGTTAGAACTGCATTACAAGTTGGTGAAAGAGAAGATGGTATGACCAACGTTTTTTCTAATTTAGATGAGGTTTTAAACGAGGATTACAGACATCCGATACCAATGGGTATTCCGGGTATTGATAAACTCTTAAAAGGAGGTTTGGCTAAAGGTGAAATTGGAGTTGTATTAGCACCAACAGGTGTTGGTAAAACTACATTGATGACTAAAATCACAAATCACGCGTTTAACTTAGGTTATAATGTTTTACAATTATTTTTTGAGGACAACCCTAAGATAATTCAAAGAAAACATATAACTTTGTGGACTAAAATACATCCTGATGAGTTAACACCTAGAAAAGATGAGGTATTACAGAAAGTTAGTGATATTAAGGCGACAATGCCGAATCAATTAATTTTAAAGAAATTACCTTCAGATACTATGACAATGTTACAAATCAAAAATCAAATCAGAAAAATGATTGCTGATGGGATTAAAGTGGATATGGTATCATTAGATTATATTGACTGTGTTTTACCTGATAAAAACTTAGGTGATGAGTGGAAATCTGAAGGGTCTGTAATGAGAGCGTTTGAGGCAATGTGTCACGAATTGAATTTAGTTGGTTGGACGGCAACACAAGGTAATAGACAATCTATTTCATCTGAGGTTGTAACAACTGACCAAATGGGCGGTTCAATCAAGAAAGCACAAGTTGGTCACGTAATTATTTCAGTTGCTAAGACATTACAACAAAAAGAAATGAAATTAGCGACAATTGCGATAACTAAATCACGTATTGGTGATGATGGTATTGTTTTTGAGAATTGTAAATTTGATAATGGAATGTTAGATATTGATACTGAATCATCAGTAACATTCTTAGGTCTTGAAGAACAAAATGACCAAAAACAACGAGATAAAGTTCGTGAGTTATTAGAGAGACGTAAAGAACGTGACGCTCAAAAGAAAAAAGATGATGAAAAGAAAAATGATGAAGAATAATATGGAAAATAAAGTAGAACCGATTTTAGTAACAAATCCTGATAGATTTGTAGTATTCCCAATCCAATATCACGATATTTGGGAATTTTATGCACAACATAAAGCGGCGTTTTGGACGGCTGAAGAATTTGATTTAAGTGATGATATTAGAGATTGGAGTAATTTATCAGATAATGAAAAATATTTCATTAAAAATATTTTAGCATTTTTTGCGGCATCTGATGGTATTGTTAACGAAAACATTGCTGAGAACTTCGCAAGAGAGGTTCAGTTTCCTGAAGCGAAATTCTTTTACGGGTTTCAAGTTGCGATGGAAAATGAACACTCGTTAACTTATTCATTATTGATTGATACTTATATCACAGACTCAAAAGAAAAAGATGATTGTTTTCACGCAATTGATAGATTACCTGCAGTTCAGAAAAAGGCCAAATGGGCTTTAGATTGGATTGAAAACGCGTCGTTTCAAGAACGATTGATTGCGTTTGTTGCGGTTGAAGGTATCTTTTTTTCAGGTTCGTTCTGTTCAATATTTTGGTTGAAATCAAGAGGGATTATGCAAGGATTATGTGACGCTAACTCATTGATTTTTAAAGATGAAAATTTACATTGTGATTTCGCAATTCACTTGTTAAATAATCATATTGTTAACAAACCAAGTGAGAAAAGAATTAAAGAAATTTTATTGTCAGCGTTGGAGATTGAAAAAGAGTTTATCACAGAATCACTACCTGTTTCATTAATTGGTATGAATCAAAATTTAATGAAACAATATTTGGAATTTGTGGTGGATGGATTATTATACAAGTTAGGTTGTAGTAAAGAATTTAATGTTGAACAACCTTTCAAGTTTATGGAACAGATTGCTGTTGAGACAAAAGGTAATTTCTTTGAAAACAGAACCCTTGAATATCAAAAGGCGAAATTGAATGAGACAATTACTTTTACTGATGAGTTTTAATAAAATATTATATTCAATATGATGTCATTAAAAATTAAAAAAAGAAGTGGGGATAAAGTATCGTTTAACCCTCAAAAAATTTACAACCGAGTAAAAAGAGCGTCAAAAGGACTTAATGTAAATTCTGACGAGATTTTTATTAAAGTGATAACTTCAGTACCTACTGAAGGTTATATCACAACAAAAGAATTAGATAAATTAGTGTATGAGATTGCGTCCTCATACACTGGTAGTCATCACGACTATTCAAGATTGGCGTCTTCAGTTGCTATTTCAGCGTATCATAAAGATACTGTTGATAGTTTCAGTGAAACTATGCACACATTACACACTGAAGGTGTTGTTCACGATAATTTAATGAGTATTATCGAGAAATACGGACCAAGTAATATTGATTCAGTTATTAATCACGAAAATGATTATAACTTTGATTTTTTCGCTTGGAAAGCATTACAAGAAATGTACTTGTTGAAATTACCAAATGGTAAAGTGATTGAAAGACCTCAACATATGTATATGAGAATTGCATTGTGGGTGACTGATACGTATGAGGAGGCGATGGATTATTACAAATCATTGTCAGAACAACGTATATCTAAGGCGACACCAATTATGATTAACTCAGGGACATTGATTCCTCAGTTAGCATCTTGTGTATTACATTACAATAACTCGGATTCAAGACAGGGGTTGTTAGGTACATTAAATGATATCTCAACATATTCATCAGATGCTGCTGGTATTGGGTTATGTATGTCAAACCAAAGAAGTAAAGAAAGTCGTATTACAACATCAGGTGGATTTGCAGGTGGATTGTTAAAATACCTTAAAATTGTTAATGAATCATTAAGATTCTTTAACCAACAAGGAAGAAGACCTGGTAGTGCGGCAATCTATATCGAACCTTGGCATAAGGACATTTTTGACTTATTGGATATCAAAAAGAACACAGGTAAAGATGAGTTGAGAGCGAGAGATTTATTCACGGCATTGTGGATTCCTGATAACTTTATGAAAGCGGTTAGAAATAATGAAGATTGGTATTTGTTTTGTCCGAATGATATTAAGAAAGCGGGGTTAAAAGCGTTACAAGAATCTTATGGTACTGAATATGAAGAAACTTACGCAAAAGCGGTTGAATTAGGGTTAGGTAAGAAAGTAAGTGCAAGTGAGATTTGGACTAAAATTATTGAATCTCAAATTGAAACAGGTGTCCCTTACTTATGTTCAAAAGATAATGCGAACAGAAAGTCAAACCACCAAAACATTGGGGTGATTCACCAATCTAACTTATGTGCTGAGATATTCCAATATACTGATGAAGAAACTACTGCAATTTGTACATTATCATCAATGGTGTTGAAAAACTTTATTGTTGAAGGTAAGTTTGATTTCAAATTATTGTTTGATGAGGTTAGAAAGGTTACAAGAACTTTAAATAAAGTAATTAATATCAATAGTTACTCTACTGAAAAAGGTAGAAAAGGTGGGTTAGAACAAAGAGCAATTGCGATTGGAGTTCAAGGATTGGCTGACGTATTTTATTTATTAGATTACGTATTTACATCTGAAGAAGCTAGAAAATTAAACAAACAAATTTTCGAAACAATCTACTTTGCTGCGATTACTGAAAGTAACCAACTATGTATTGAAGAAAAATATTCACCTTACGAGTATTTCAAAGGGTCACCAATGTCAAAAGGAGAATTCCAATTTGATATGTGGGGAATGACTGAGGATGATTTATCAGGAATGTGGGATTGGACTTCATTAAAAGAAAGTGTAATGAAATACGGTGTATGTAATTCATTATTCACGGCTCAAATGCCTGTTGCGTCTTCCGCAAAAATTACAGGTTCATTTGAAATGACAGAACCCGCTCATTCGGCGTTGTTTAACAGACGAGTTGTAGGTGGTGAGATTTTGATAGTAAACAAATACTTAATACAAGATTTTGAAAAATTAGGAATTTGGTCTGAAGATTTAAAAAATGATATAATTTTAAATGAAGGGTCAATACAAAACATTAATTTCAATCATTATCTTGATGTTGAGGATAAAAATTACAACAAGAAAGTTAAACGTATAGAACACTTAATGTCTAAGTACAAAACAATTTGGGAAATATCACAAAGAGAATTGATTGATATGGCTGCTGATAGAGCACCTTTTATAGACCAATCTCAATCAATGAATATCTACATGAGTAACCCAACATTGTCAAAAATTACCTCATCTCACTTTCACGGTTGGGAGAAAGGGTTAAAAACATTAAGTTACTATATCCGAACTAAAGCGATTTCTACAGGTGCTAAACATTTAGCGGTTGACATTTCAAAAAGAGAAAAACCTGTTAAAGAAAAACCAACAGTTGATGTGATACCACAAAAACCTCAAGATTCACAATTTGAATGTTTTGGGTGTTCATCATAAAAAAACCGTAAATCATAAAAACTCTCGGCACTGTCGGGAGTTTTTTATTTTATGTCAATATACAAAAAAATTATAACGGCTTTATATTTATATAATATGGCAGACGGATTAACATATGGTATTAATTTTCCCTTTAGGGATTCATACGTAGGTAAGTATTTAGATTTATCAGATACTAACCGAGAAGAAATACGTTCTAATTTGATTCATTTATTGTTAACAAGAAAAGGTACTAGATATTATTTACCTGATTTTGGTACTAGATTATATGAATATATTTTTGAACCTTTGGACGGACCAACATTCTCACAAATTGAATCTGAAATACGTGAATCTGTTAAAGAATACATACCTGGAATCACCATAACAAAATTAACAGTTAATCCTGCGTCGGAAGATGATGAAGATAAGGGTACGTATGTTAATGGTAATGATGAAAGAGTTTTTAGAGTACCTGGTATTGGAACAAAAGAACATACTGCAAAAATTAAAATTGATTACTTATTAAATGACGATGCGTTTAATACAAGTGATTTTGTTATTATAAATTTATAATATGGCTAATAAAAAAATATCGTATACTACTAGGGATTTTCAGTCAATCAGAACTGAATTAATTAATTTCACAAGAACTTATTACCCTGATTTAATTGATAATGTAAACGATGCTGCGATTTATTCGGTGTTTCTTGATTTAAATGCTGCGGTAACAGACAATTTACATTTCAACATTGATAGAAGTATTCAAGAAACCGTACTACAATATGCTCAACAAAGGTCCTCAATTTATAATATTGCAAGAACATATGGATTAAAAGTTCCGGGACAAAGACCTTCAGTTGCGTTAATTGATTTTTCAATTACAGTACCGGCATTTGGTGATAAGGAGGATTTACAATATTGTGGTATATTGAGAAGAGGTTCTCAAGTTAATGGTGCTGGACAAGTTTTTGAGACAGTATATGATATTGATTTTGCATCACCAATTAGTGGTGACGGTTTTCCAAATAGATTAAAAATACCTAACTTTGATGCTAATAACAGATTGTTAAATTATACTATTGTTAAAAGAGAAACAGTGGTTAATGGTGTGACAAAAGTATTTAAAAGAGTTATTACACCAAATGATGTTAAACCTTTTTATGAATTATTTTTACCTGATAAAAATGTTCTTGGTGTAACAAGTGTATTGTTAAAAGATGGTACTCAATATGGTAATGTACCGTCAGTACAAGAGTTTTTAGGTTTAGATAATAGATGGTATGAGGTTAAAGCCTTGGCTGAAGATAGAGTGTTTATTGAAGACCCGACAAAAGTATCTGATAATCCTGGTGTTAAAGTTGGAAGATATATTTCGGCAACAAATAAATTCATAACTGAATTTACACCTGAAGGTTATATGAAATTAACATTTGGTGGTGGTAGTCAGTCGGCTGACGAACAATTAAGAGAATTTGCTAGAAATGGTTATAACTTAAATTTATATAAATATTCTAACAATTTTGCGTTAGGTAGTACTCTTAAATCTAATACAACTTTATTCATACAGTATAGAGTTGGTGGTGGAACTATTAGTAATTTAGGTGTTAATGTTATAAATCAAATTGGTACTGTTTCATTTTTTGTTAATGGACCTTCAGAAACAACTAATACTTCGGTAGTTAATTCATTAACTTGTAATAACGTAACTGCGGCTATTGGTGGAGCAGGTTATCCGTCAACTGAAGAAGTTAGAAACTATGTAACATTTAACTTTACCGCACAAAACAGAGCGGTAACTGTTCATGACTATGAGGCGATTATTAGAAACATGCCAGGTGAGTTTGGAGCTCCCGCTAAAGTATCCATCACAGAAAACAACAATAAGATTAATGTTCAAATATTATCATATGATGCTAGTGGAAACTTAACATCTGAAGTATCACAAACATTAAAGAATAACTTGGCAGAATATCTTTCAAACTACCGTATGATT